CCCACTGTTTTTATCCCAAGTGAAATGACATTCAGCACCATTGGTTCCTAAGTTTTGAAACTTACATTTAAGTATCTTAACCTTAACAGTATTAAGATCATAGTTTCTGTGTACTAATAATCCATGATAACTTGCATCATACCATTCACCACCTCCTTTAATAGAATACATTGTTGGCTCATCAATCTCGCCGGTCTTTTGATTCTTATACATTTTAGTTGGGTGGGCAACAACAAATACTAGCACATCGTACTTCTTAGCAAAGACTTCTATCTTAGTTAAGTAATCCATAGTATATCTATTAACATCGTCAGATTCAGCGTTAATATCTCTTACCTTGTTAAACGGATCAATAACCAGGCATTTAATACCTTTTCTTTTCACTAGCTCGGCTCCTTTCTTCAAGACAGCTTCAAGTGAATAGCGCTCCATATCGATGTGATAGTAGTTGTCATTACAGTGATCTGCAATTTGATTCCATTTGTCTCCTCCGATATCTTCTTTACTTGGCATGCCTTGCCAGTGTTTTCTCATTAGCTTGTGAGCGTGGAGAAACGTTGGTACATTTTCAGGCGAAGCGTAAGCCGTTTTCCAACCATACTTTTGGTTATAGCCGACAACCATTTGATCGACAAAATCAGATTTACCGGAAGAAGGTATACCAGTGACAGTAATGAACTGACCAGTATAAGTCGAAAAAATATCATCAAAGTTATCCAGCCCGATTTGATAACCCGGAGTGAAGCCATTACGTACAAAGTCTGTAACTTCATCTTCGATATCCCTGAACGTTGTAACGTTCTCCATTGGTACAGGTTTTGCTCCTGTAATACGCTTCGATAATTCTTCTTTTCCATGTTTTTGTAAGTATTCGTTTGCATCTTTACAATCGTCAAATGTTGTTATGTAACATACTTCAGATCCTAGACGTCTAATCATTTCATTTTGCAATGCTAAACCCGCATCGTCAGTATCTACTGCTAAGATTATCTTTTCTTTATCATCAAAATAATCAATACAGTTATCTAAATAATCTAGGTTGTTTTGACCCAGTGTTGCACCGTTAGGTACAGATATTACATTAGTTATGCCTGCTTCGTGCAGCGCTAAAGCATCCATTTCACCCTCAACGATTACACAATAGCTATATCCAACTATCGAATCGATGTTATAAAATACTTTCTCAGCTCCTTTAACTAACTTAAAGTTCTTACGGCCATCTCTATATTTGATGTTCGTTAATTTGCCACCCATGAAGTAATTGAAATGTATAGCATTTTCTTTCTTCTGTGTTTGCGGCATCCATTCCTTACCTTCTGTAACTTTCATATCTACAAGCGTAGACTTTGATATCCCTCTGCCTTTAAACCATTCAACAACAGCATCTGATACTGTGTATTGTGAATCTTCTACAAATGGCTTAGGCATCTCATATACTTTTTCAGCCTTACCTTTTCTTTTGTATGTATGTAATTGAAAAGGTTTATTACAGTTATGGCAAGTACCAATTCCTCTGTCCCAATCATAAGAAGCACATTTTGCTTTTTGATTCTTAGGTTTGCGATCATGAGAACACAAAGGACATATACCCTGAGTCTTCTCGTCTAGCTTGTGTTGATTGTATACATCAATCTGAAAGCCGTTTATTTCAGTCACCATAGTTAATATTAATTATTTGAGTTAAAAAAAGGAGAGTACACATTTCTATATACTCTCCGATAAATTTAATTTGATTAATTTAATAATCTTCTAGACACTCTGGACAAATGTCACAGTAATTGTGATCACAATTAGTCATCACTTCGTTGCACATTTCGCAGGTGTTAGTCATTAGAATGGCAGATCATCATCCGCCGCCGCAGGTGCCGCTGCTACTGGTGCAGCTGGAGCGCCTTCTCTTGGTGCAGTCTCAACGTTTGTTCCGTTGGTCCATACAACTTTTACATTTCCTAAGTAAGTCTTATCAGCTTTCGCTTCTCGCTCTTCCTTAGATTGTTCTACAATGATTGGCCCATTGTCTCCGTAATTTCCAAGCTCATCATTGATTGTGATTGTGATTGGTAAATAACTTCCTTTCTTACCCTTATAGATTTTATCTTTAGGAATTGCTGCTAAATTTAAATTTGCTTTTAAAATACTCGCCATAATTAATAATTTTGTAATTGGTTAAACATTCTTTTTAATTGTTCTTTTGTCGCGCCTGTGGTTCGTCGAATGTTATCGACCGCTTTGACGTGGTTCTGGTTTGTGTAGAAGTTACTAGCTTTTGTTGTTACTCCAGTAACGCTACAGGTTCTTTTGTTTGTCATAAAAAATTTAATTAGATTCATAAATATTATATTCAATATATCGTTTTTGTTATAATGTGCCCGATTTCACATAATCCTTTAAATCAAATAGTGGATCAGCTATTAGGGTTTCGTAAGCATCCATAGCCCAAGCTACTTTAGCTTTACCTCGTTCGTAAAACTCTTCAGAGCAGTCATACACACCTATTTGATGTGTCTTCTTACATATAACTAGGAAAACTAAGTCGTAACCAAATATCTCTTTATAAAGATATGCTTGTGAATCATAGTTATATATGTTTGCACTTTTCTTAAATTTGTTAATATCACCAGTTGTCTTAATATCTACAAGTAAACCTTGATCTTTATTAATACAATCAGCTTTACCCTTCCACCAAGTACCATTAATTTCTTTGATACCTGGCTCTTCGTTAATTGTGTCACCTCTTAAAAGTGAAGTACAGACATCATTGTTTAAGATTTTAGCAATCATCTCTTCGCATTTGTCAACTTCTTTTTTAAGTAATAACATTTCTTTACCCGACTTTGCAATAGCTTCCTTATAGACCTTTGTTGTTCTTGTTGTTGCGTCTACATAGGGGTAATTAGCTTTAAGCTTTTCAGGTTCGAGTATTGCTGTGTGGAGATACCCACCGATAAGAAAGTTAATATTCGTACCGGTCGGTTTTCCAAATTGCTCAGGATCGTTTAGTAACTTATATATGTCACTATTAGATCTATATTGTCTTCCCACACCATTATAATACTCTTCATCATTGCGTAGTAATTCAACTACTTTTTTTTGTTCTGCTTTAGTCATTAAAGTGTTTCAGTTTTTACTGGCTTTGCTGCTTCTAAGGCTTTCTTAATTGCAGCCGTCATATCGTACTTACCAGCTATTGCACTTACATCTCCTCCTGCTTCTACAAATTTCAACGCCTTCTTATATAAAGCTGAGGTCTTACTTGTTATCTGTTCTTTTGCTGTTTTACCTGAGTGATCGTTAGAAGCGTCCGCATCTGCAGTGTCATCGATTAGGAATAAATTACCTAAAGCGTATTTCTTTGCATAACTGGAGGCTGCTCCGTATTTTTGTGGCATACTCATACCTTTACTTAATAGGTCGACACCAACGATCGCTACAGCATGTATAGCATTGTCACTTTCTCCGTCAATAATTTTTGCAGTTGATTGCATGATCGGAGGATCAATACTAACCATTTCTTCAGATACAGTTACCGTTACATTATGCTTAATGCAAAACGGTTTTACAGCTTCCAGTATATCTTCCGCAGCCCGGTAATAATATTTACCAAAGCCATTGTATCTGGATTTCTTAGCTTTCATTTCTGCCTGAATTGTTGCTAATTTTGTTGTTAAATTTGATTTCATTTATATAAGGTTTTTATTTGCGAAATTATTATATGTATATAATTACATGCTTTTTTAAAAAGCTACAGTTCCAAACGCTAAAGTAAATCAGTAAATTGGGAGATATTTACACTCTCCTTTAACTTATTCAAAGCCTTGCGTTTTATTTCTGAAATTCTTACACGTCTCTGTTTGTACGTTCCTTCGATTCCTAAATGCATTGCAATTTCAATCGCTGAATGCTTAGGGCAATCGAATCCATAGGTCATTTTTAATACGTCTTGTTCTTTTACTTCTAAGTATTTATCTATACAAGCTAAGATATAACTGTTAAGAATATGCAAATTATATTTTTGTGATCTATCCATGATCTCAATAATATCTACATCGTCATCATTATTTAATTTAAAGTCATTATAGTATGTAGGTTTTGAGTTACTAATTAATTTAGCCTGCTCATTCTTGTCTGGATTAGTACGTATGTCGTTTAACTTCCAATCAGGAATTTTAATATCACTCATATTAATATCTATATAGCGTCTAATACCTCCTTTAACACGCTTAGATAGAAAAGACTTTAATGTTTGCTCAGTATCTTGAGACTCATTTAGTTTACCCCAATCCAATTTATCAACGGCTAATACAAGCGCCATATTACCTGCTTGAATTAAATCGTTAATAGTTAATACCCCAATTGCCTGATAGCTTGTTGCAAACTTACGTGCTAAGTTTTCTACAAGTGGCATGAACTTTATTATTAGTTCGTCTCTGCTATACTCGTCCCAAAATAATCCATCAGGCATGCTGAGTTCTAAATCTTTTTTGTATCGCAGGTAGTTGTTAATTTGGTATTTTTTCATTTATTGTATTATTATGGATAGTAATACCATCCCTGTTAGTGTAAACACCATGATCCATTGCCATGCTATTATGTTTTTTTCGGTTGGATTTTTTTTACTCCACCACTTTTTTATTTTCTTCATCTGTTTCAGTTTTACATAAGCAATATCCTTTGTCCAGCGTGCAATCGCATAGCCTCCATTGCATATTCTTATTTATTATATTTTCTTGTTTCATACGGTTAAACGTTAAAGTTTTTATGTATTTTGTTAAAAGCCGTAGCTTTGTCGTAAAAACACGTAATTATATATGTATAAACAAATTTTTATTGTAGTTTAATTTTATTTTTTATCAAAAAATATATTATACTAGTTTTAAATCATATTGCTTACACATCTATGTTACGGGTTGGTATTATCTCTAGCAATCTTACGTAAATCATTAAGTTGCTTAAATGCCGACGCAGCTTTAATAAATTCTTCATTAACCTCATAATACTGGATCAACAGCTCTAATTCTTTAATTTGCTGTTCATCAGTTACCATAATATCAAGCCATTCACTTGGGTCTCCTTGCATAACTCTAGCGTCTTCTTCTAGCTTTTCAAATATTAATTCTACTATTTTAGTAGATAAATCTTCAATTTGTTTTTTAGTCATTTCTATTTTTATTTAGTGATATTTTAACATTTCTCCACTTGCCTAAGACTATCTCATTATCTACAAGAAAGTCTATAGCAAATACAAATCTTTTGTTCATTCGGTCTTCTACAGTCCAGATTCCATTCATCTTACCTGCATTTTCAACACACACCTCAGCGCCAAAAGTAAAGCCAAAGGCTTCAAGATCACGTGATACAGCCAGCCACCGGTGTTTACCTGGGTTATCAGCATCGATCTTTTTGTTTGACGCCGTAATAAGTGGCGTTGAATCTGTTTGATTAGGTACGGCATTGTAAACCGTAGCGTGTACGAGTATGTATAGCAACAGCGTTTTCATCGTTCTAGTTGATATATTATATTATTAATTTCTTCTCTAGAACACCAGCCAGCAACAGTATCTTCTCCGCAATCAATAAATTTGTCAGTAACAAATTCACCTAACGTATTTAATATAGCTACTTCAAAATGGCTATAGCTTTCAGGCTCCAGCCCATTTTCGCTGGGTGTAGAATATATACCTTGACCTGCTTGAATACTTAGTGTTAATTTAGCTTTTGTGTTTAACTTAGCCCCAATTCCGCCGTGCGCTTGGGGGTAAAATCTTAAATCGTCTATAGTTATCATATCATTAATAGTATTAAGGTCATTATTATTATTATATTTAAAATTGAATATCCGGTCATTAATTAAATCTTTTATAATTAATGGTAGATGAGTCCAATTTTGTGGTTGTCGGGACTGTACCATTTGGTTGCCCTAAGATCATACTCGCTGCTATCGTTATAGCCAGCACTGTTGAGATCACTAACAGAGCTAAAAATTCTGGTGTGGCGGTCGGTCGTTTCATTTATTAAGTGTTTTTGTTTGCCTGAATCACTGTATATAATATCATAGTTATCAGGTAGTTGTACTTCTTTAGTTAATTTTATCATGTTAGTGTAAGAATAGAACTTGACGTGAGGGTTGTGTATAGCAATTTGAATCCACTTATTTAAGTAAGCTCTACTATAATAATCACCAGAGTCATGTACTCTTACAAAGTCAGGTTTCTTACGTCTGATCTCATCATTCATAGACTCGATAAATTTATCGGTCTTGCTCAACTCATATCGCTTTTCAAACGCAGGTTGGACGTTGGACCAGATGTAAGCACCTTTCTTAGCATAACAGAACTTAACACACTCATCAGCCATAGGACAAGTAAGTTTACCAGATGCAGATTTATATGCAGGAATACCGAAGTTCATTAGCTTAACACCAAAGTGTTTACTAGTCTTTTTAATTTTAGAATTTTGTGTAAGTAAGTTCATAGTTATTATTTTATATTATTATATGTTATATGTCGTTTTTAATCTAACAGCGCCATATAAGCGCCCGGATTTGATTGTCTGATCCAGTCAAGAGCTTTTCTAAAGTCTTGTTGAACGTCACGGTCCATAGTTATCATTTGGCAACCCATTATAAAGTCATACATCGACAACTCATTAGCATTAAGTATTGCACTCTCACCGGAGAATGGGTTTGTTACTTCGCCGCCTTTTTTATATTGTGCGCCACCATTGTTTGTAAACCATTTTGGTAGATCTTTCATATTATATTTTAGTAAATTTAAAGTTTAAAGTTTTTAGTATTTTGTTAATAAACGCGCCAGCTGATGGTGCTGCTCGTAAGCCTTCCCATACAAATTTGGGTACATCATAATACTCGTAACAGCTTGCATTAGAGTACATTATAAATAATGTTCTAGATCGGTTGTAGTACGTCGCATATTGGATCGCACTGGATTCGACAATAAAGTCTTCTTTAATTATTTCACTCATAGGTTATTCGAATTGCGAAGCGCAGGTGTATAGCACTTCTTTGTTAGTATTAGCACAGTGTGCTTTCTCATTAATATAATAGTTACGGTATGCAGCAACAGAATCGTTTTCAACTTTGTATTCATCAGGCATACATTGGGGCATTTCGGTTAAACCGATATTAAATATAGGGCCTGGTACTTGTGCTAACACATCGCGACATTTAGTTATAGTAAGATGTTCTTTATTATAACGCTTTTTGTATTCCTTACCAAGAGCCATCATGTGAAAGTATAGCCAAGCATAGTTAGATCGCGATTGACGTGTCCATATAGCTGATGGATGGTTTTTATGTGTTAACTTATAAGGTACATCGATTTCACTGTCAAGCATTAAATGTGCAGAACAGAGTAGTTGAGCGGACTCAAGGATCATTTTAACAACGTGCTTGTTATATTGTAATTGCGCAGCACGTTCAGGGTCGGAGTTTAAATAAAATATATTCATACAGTTATTATATGTTAGTTATCGTTTTTGATATTTAGTTGCTCTATAGCATTAGTTATCTCATCTAATAATCTTTTGTATTGGTTATCAGAGTTGTGATTACTTATAGTTTCCCACGCTGTTTTTAATATTTGTGGCACTTTAGCTGGCCACTCATAGCCTTTGCTGTGGAATTCCATCTCGACATCAGCACGTACGTCGTCATATATGCGGTCGCTCATATCTTCAATAGCTTCGTCGATAATACCCTCAGCATCACAGTATATAGACAAACCGTTGCGTATAGCATCTTGTACTTCGTCAATGATTTGAGGAGAATGATCCTGGTAATAGATATCTTCATTTACGCATATTGCGTTAGGGTTATGCGTACAGATCCATACAGAGTAGCCGTCACGTGTAGATTCTTCATACACATATAGATCTTGTTGTTCCCATCTATCACTATAGCTTGCGCCGTAATGATCTAGCACAAGCTGTGTAAATTCACCGTTTTGCTCGCTAATTTGTTTTTCGCTAAAGCCAAGTTCGTGCATCGCTGCTTCAATTAATTCATCGGTTAATAGTTTCATATTTATTATTTTTAAGGGTTTATTATATTATATTTAGTTAGTCGTTTTTGTTATCAAGTGCATCAAGTATATACTCGTAAATTTCTTTTTCACGTATTTCGCTGTCAAGTACCATTTCCATCTCTTCTTTAGTTACACCGCCGTAGATACCAGTTCTTAACTGTTTTTTAGTATCTTCAACAGCAAACATAAGGTTTACCAGTTTGGCTTGGATCTTGTCGGTGGCCAACCAATGGGTATCAGGATTGATATTATTTTTTTCATTCATAGGTTTAGTTTAAGGTTAGTGGATAGTGAGGAATCGAACCTCATACTATTGATAGTAGTACCATACCTATCCGATCGTAGTCATTTGCTAGCAGCTTAAAGAAAGCGCTCGGTTATTTATTCGCTACGATAATGTGTGGCTGGTTACCTCCCAAGGTCATTTAACTTCACTCCGTCCCAGTGAACACCACTTAATATTTTATGTACTACACAGCAATGTACATTGATCACATTTTCGCTGAACCACAAAGGGCTGTGAACTAACTAATAAATAATAAACTACAGGGTTATTTGCGTATAGCATACGCTGCCGCCCGGGCACAATCAGTTAAGAATTTTAAAAATTTATTTTTCATCTTTTTCGTTTTGGGTTATTAATTTATTTACTCGTTCCATTCGGGTTTTTAAGTATTTTAAGTCGAGTGGATCAATGTTATTATACTTTATAACGTCTTTATTGAGGTAGTCAATTAAATGTTTAGTTGCATACATCATACAAATTAAGTTAGTATATTCTTTTGTTTTTAAGTTTATCATAGTATTAAATTTTATTTGTTACACATTTATTATATATAGTGCATCGTTTTTGTTATAAGTCTTTCTTGCGAATCCAGGTCAAACCTTTGTAGTTGAACCATTTACGTACGCCGTCGTTGTCATTGATCTCGTCATATATATAGGCAAACTTGTTAGGTAGGTTAGCAAGATCGAAGCCAACGTGTAAGTCACCGTTTAATTTTAACTCTTTTTTAGTTCTTGAAAATTTTATAGTATTTGTCATATTATTGGTTTTTTTGGTTTATTTCGTCTTTAATAATGTCAGTGAACGATGTAGTTAATCTACCGATCGCTAGTTTTTCAGCCTCCTCGATAACGTTAGTGGCTAATGTACGGTATTCATTATTACCATATAGTTTGTCATATAGTTCTTTGAAGCCCAATAGGTCTACTCGTTTGCCGTTTAAGTACCAATCCATTTCGCAATCCATACAGTCGACGTTCCACGTGCCATCTTTCTTTCGTCCTACATAAGTGTATACTGTTACTTCTGCGGTGATCATGGAATCGATGTGTATAGCAACGTTACAATTGACGTTGTAAGCTATAAAGTCGTTTAAGTGTGTAGTTTTCATAGTTTATTTATTTAAAAGGTTAATTATATTTTTTATAGTTAATTCGGTTATACATTCTAGCATTTCATAGTATTCATCGCCGTCAAGATCGATGTTTAGATACTCTAGTTGATTGTTAATGGTGTCATACATTTGATCTATAGTAACTTCAGCGATTTGTTGTGCTAAAATACCGGCATTGCTAGATAATTCTTGTTTAATAGTATTCATAGTTTATAGTTGTTCGGTTAAGTGATCAAGGGCTAATTGGTAGCCATAATTTTTCGCCATTTGCATTAGTAAAAAGTCATTTACACCGTTGTTACTTTGTGCAAACATATCTAGTACTTCTTCGGTAGGTGTGGCAACAATACCACGATCTAACATTTTTTGTTTGGTTGATATAAATTTTTGTATAGAGTTCATAGTTATTTTATTTTAGAGTTAAACATAGGCATTTTAGGTCTGATTTCAGTGATTATAGTATCGCAAGGGTCGGGCAATAGTGTATAGCACTGATTGAAAGAGTCATTAAGGTATTTAACTTGATCATCATTGAATACTCGGTTATGTTCATTGTCAATGATGTTTTTGCAGTCATCTTCGGGGTGAACAAAGGGGTAGAGTTGTTGCATAGTAGTTAAAAACTGAATGGCTTGGTCTTTTGTAGTAATCATAGTTTATAGTATTTATTATTAGTTATTATTTGAATATATTATATAAGGTATATCGTTTTTAATATTTCGCTCTAATTTGGTCGGCACTACAATATGCCCACATTACTTTGTTAATGAAGGTAATACGATCCACCGATGATTGCTCGATCGGAAAGGTGTATAGCATGGTTTCGTAGAATTCCATTAGTCCTCTATCATTCTCTGCATACTGCGCTTTGAATACCTCATATTCGTCGCCTTGCATGAAACTCATACCGCATATTTTATTTTGTTCGTTATACTCTAGGTATATCCACCGATCATTCTTTTCACTCCAAATGTGTTCTATTTTAATTGTTTTCATAGTTTTCATAGTTTAGTTATTTTGTATTTTAGTTCTCGCGGTATTTACCGCTTCCATTCTTAAGTTATAAGTGTCTTCGGTTATACAACCGTCTTGTTCAATAGCTTCAAGGTGTTCTTCCATGTGATCTAGAGCTACCAACATCACATTCTTTTCATAGTTACTTAATTGCATAGTCTTATTTCGGTTAATATTTCACTTAATTCTTCAGTAGACATTTCACATAGGTCGATGTAGTCTTGCTCGTTGTGTGTTCGGTGACAATACACCCATATTTCTTTAATTAGTTGTTCTCTCATAATTATTTGTTTTGACAGTTATTAAGGTCGAACATGTATAGCAAACGTAGTCGATCGAGTTCGTTATTAATTAATGTTCTAGTGTAATAGTAGTTATCACGGTTTTTATTATAGTGTTTAACTTTAGTGTTAATTTGGTATAGTTTTACACCACGTCTTTTGAAGTGTGGTTGATCTTTACAACTCACTCTAACATAACCGGATTTATAGGTGTAACCTAATCGACCGTCACTCATTTCACATTTAATTGTACCGTTTTTACTGATGTTTAATACTTTCATAGTTTATTATATTTAATTATTAATTATTATTTACTTTATTATTTATTATATATCGTTTTTATTATATTATATTTAACTCTTCTAATATAGATTCAACTATATCTTCTTCTAAAAACATTTCACTATCATACTCTAGTTTCATAGTTTCTATTAACTCTTCGATCTCCCGTAATCTACCAGGATATTGTAGTTCGATTTGACTTTGTATTCTATTCATAGTTTATTATTTACATTGTTCATATAGTGACATTTATAGTGATCGATGTATAGCAACTCGATCGACAAGGTATTCGTAAGTACTTGTAGGCACCTACAAACACTTAATATTTAAAATAATCCTTTAAATACTGTAGTTTTACCTAAAAGTACGTAATTATAATAGTATTTATAAAAAACTCTAGTTATTAGTGTAACTTCATTAGTATAGTTCAATTATAGTACACTACTAATAGAGAGTGTCTTCACTCTACTATCTTAAGTTTTAAACAACTATACTTTAGTTTATTACTTAAATTACTCTAATGAGATCCGTTTTTACTTCAACATCGTTATTAAAACATAATGTCGGTGTGAAAAAACCTAATTAGTTCGGTCGTGGTGAACTTCTTCCTCCACTGCGTAGTCTGTTCGATCCAGTGGTACTCACCGGATTTTTCTACATTTCCGTCATTCATCCATTCTAACATTTCTTTAGTTACTTCATACATAGTTATTATATTTAATTATTAGTTTATTATTAATTACACTTTTATTATATATTACATGTCGTTTTTGCTATACACACACTCTGTTTTGTGGTGAAAGATCGATCTTTTTAGCTAAAATACGGTAAATTTGACTAAAGAACATAGGTATGCTATACACGCGGTGTAGATTACCGCATGTTACAGTCCGTTTTGACTACCTAGCCAATAGTTAATTTATGGTGGTAGTCTCTGGCATACTCGATCATGCTCTCTTCCGTAATCATACCACGTAAATACTGGTTTAAGTTGTCAATCATAGCAATAGTTTCAATTTTAATCTGGTTGTCCATAGTGTATAGCATTTTAAGTTATTAATTATTAATTATTATTTAAGCAAAAGCCTACTTTTCAGTAGACTTTGCTTCAGTTATTTCAGCTAGATGTCTAACTGTGCTCGGTAAGTTAGTACTCTGTGACCAGTACTTTCGCTTAATCCAACATGCTTGTAGTTGTAACTTCGGAAGCATAGCATTTAGTATTGTATCATGATTATAAGTAACTTTTTGATTTTTATTATTTATAAAAGTTATAATCTGATTTCGGCCTAGCCAACTCTCTCTCACTACAAAGTTCTTTCTTACTAGTGGCGGCCAGATCGCTGCTTTTTCTTCGTTTGACATAGTTTTTAGTGCTTTTTGCATAATTTCATTTGTGCTCATAATTTTTAATTTTAAGTTTATAATTTATTTTTAGTTATTATATATATATTATATTATATATATCGTTTTAGTTATTTTATATAAATTAATTAAATTTATTATTTTATTTTTTATAATTATTTTAATTATATTAATTATATTTATTATTAACTTCACATTTATTATATTTATAGTATCGTTTTTGCTATACACAATGCTATACGCATTCCCCTGGAAAAATGCTATACACCCAGACCCAGGCTGGTTACCTCCTAGGTCAATTAGCTGAGATCAACTGTCTCACACCTGGTCTGTAGTGCATCTGCTAGACTGAAGCCCAGAACAGATCTTGCTGCTCTGGAGTTAGTCCTTTTAAGTTATCCTGGCCAAACATATCTTGGCAGATTAGAGTTCTTCGTTCAGACTCAGCTATGCCTTGCATAACCTCATCCCATGCTTGTGAATTAGTTTGATACATGTTAATTGATTTGTGTTAGTGAGTTAAGATATTCTACTGCGAGCGCTAGCTCATAGTCATAGTTCATTGCTTGTGTGTACAGGTACTCTTCATTGTAATTTTTCATATTAGTTTCGGATTGCGAAAGCTGCAGCAGCTCCCAGGTTAGACATTACTTCATTCATTTTAATTAAGATTGCTTTCATATTTATTAGTTTTTATTAGTTACATTATTATTATATATTATACGTCGTTTTTAAAATTCTTAGATAACTAAGAACTTTATATAATCTTTTATAAACATTATATCTTCTTCATGAAAGTGATTATAATATTCTCCAGATCTTTTTACTAAGACATCATACATTTTTTCTTCTTTTGAGTAATTAATTGTGAATTCAAACATAATTTTTAATTTTTAATTTAATTTATAATTTATTTTAATTATTATTAATAATATTATTATTATTATTAACTTCACTTTTATTATATATACGGTATCGTTTTTGCTATACATGCTATACGCACGTAATAAAAAAATGCTATACGCGATCTCTCGCGCAAGCTTTTAATAATTATTCCACCATTTTATTAAATTAGCATTTAAATTTTTATTTAAATTTATTATATAATTATTAATATAATTTATATTATTATTATAAAAGCTGTGAAATAATTTATTATTTAAATATATATATATATAATAGCATTTTAATTCTTCGTCAAATATTATTTTATTAGTAAAATCCATAGTTTATTATTTTATTTATTATTATTTATTTATTATTATTTATTATTTATTATTATTTTATATTTAATATTTTATAATTATAATATAATAATTTTAATTCTTTTTCAAAAGCTATTAAATCTTTTTTATTTATTAATATTATTTTTTTATTTTTATTTAATATTATTAATTTATTTTTTAATATATTTTTATTTAATATAATTTTAATAATATCTAAAGAATATAATTTTATTTTAAGCATAATATTTAATTTTAAATTTAATTTATTAATTTATTTTTTTATTTAATTTATTTTTATAATTAATTTAATATTTATTTTTATATTTATTTAATTATTATTTCTTTATTATAATTATATATAGAGTGTCGTTTTTGCTATACACGCTAGCCGGTTGGCCGTGCTATAGCGGCTGTCAAAATTATAAATAGCTGTGCTGTTTTTAAAATAAAAAGGCAAAAAATATTTACGCAAACCCAGAAGGGGATAGGGGGTGGGTGAAATGAAATGCGTTTCCGTTAGCAGATAGTATTCTTAAATATAGATGTAGCCCATAGCCCCTATTTATGCAACAAACTTTTTTTCGGGTTGTAGCTTTTTTAAAAAACGCGTAATGATATATAGGTAAATAACGTATAAATTAGGTTTAATGGCATCTAAACAAAAATTGAGCCCTAAAGCTGCTGCTGCAAAGAAGAAGCGTGATTTGGCTTATGCTAAGACGTCAGACCGTAAAAGAAAAAAAGCACATGCCCAGAGGGAAAGGCGAGCTGCTAAAAAGAAAGGTCGTAATGTTAAGGGTATGGACTGGGATCATAAGGATGGCCGCTGGGAAAAAATTTCCCGTAATAGAGCTAATGATGGAGAAGGAACGAAAAAAGAAGGCAGGAAGAAATATAAGGTACCTAAGCGCAAGCGAAGGGCTAAAACTAAAAAGAAAAAGAAATGAGTAGAATTACTACATACCCTAAGATAACTGAAATATCCCCAGAGGATTTACTTGTTATTTCCGATGTTAGCACTCCTTACACATCCACCCGGACTGTAACTGTTCAGGATTTGGTAGGGGGAAGTACTGCACCTTTAGCTTTGACTACTTTTGGAACATCGGGAGAAGCTACTTTAATAAACAATGTTTTAAACGTACCTAACTATAGCAGTGGTACTATGAGCTCTTGGAATGCAGGAGTAGGGGGTGAAGGAGGCTTTGAAGTTTCAGATGGAGAACTTGTTTCATTTATAGGTGGAACCAAGCTTTCATCTGCTGTTACTTCAGAAACCAGTTCAATTACATTTGATCATAATCCTACGACCAGACAAGATACCACTTCGGCTGTTGCTCCTGGAAGTGATGGTACTTTTACTGTAATCGATTCAATAACCCAAGACTCTACTGGACATACTACAGCTGTAAACGTTAAAACTGTGACTATGCCTACAACTGGAGGTGGTGGGGGTATGACTCAATGGAGAGTAGATGACGGCGGCGCCGGTGGTTTCGTAGTACAAAACAATGATGCTGTTCTTGTTCAACCCGGTGCCAAAATTGATCTTGTAACCTCGACTGCGTTCAAAAGAATAACATGGAGTCACGAGGACACAACTAGGAATGATACAACAAGTACGGCAGCTCCAGCAGCGGGTGCTACTTTTACCGTAATAGATTCTATAACACAAGATGCTACAGGTCATCCCACGGCAGTTAATGTTAAAACTGTAACTATGCCAGCAGGGGGTGGCGGAGGTGGTACAACTTATGATTTAGCATCGGCTCAAGATGGTGATGATGTTGATATTACTCTAACACCATCCACCGGTGCTGTAGACACAGTGCAATTAACGGCAGGTTCGGGCATAACCCTAACTGATAACGGCAGTAACAACATTACAATAGATGCGGCTGCTGGTGGCAGCGGTTTATGGACTGCTACTGGAAATGACATTTATAATAACAATTCGAATGCAGTAGTAATCGGAAAAACTACCGCAGCAACAGATACAACAGCGGCTTTAGAAGTAAGTGGAAGAGTATCTCAAGTCGGCTTAGGAGGTAGTACCTTTTTTGGGTTTCGAGCAGGTAAGAATGATGACTTATCTAGTAATAGCAACACAGGTTTTGGCCACAATGCTCTTACGTCTAATACTAGTGGATTTGATAATACAGCTTTTGGGGCTTCTGCTTTAATTCTTGCAAGTACCGCTACTAGTAATACAGCGATTGGTGCTAGCGCTATGCAAAATATTACCACCGGAAGCAGTAATGTTGCAATAGGATCAGGGGCACTAAGAAGCAATCAAACAAGTGCAACTAATATTGCAATTGGAGTAAGTGCTTTAAGAGATGTTACAGGATCGGGTAATGTAGGTGTTGGATATAGAACCATGGAAATAGCTACTTCTTGTATTAGTAATACCGCCATGGGAAATTATGCCCTTAGATCCACTACGACCTCACAAGGGAACGCCGCTTTTGGAAATTCAGCTCTTGAGTTTATTGGAGCTGGAGGAGGGCAAAATGTAGCAGTTGGGAATAGTGCGGGCTCTAATTATACTGGCATTACTAATCCTCTAACTCAGTGTGAAAAATCAATATTTATTGGAACTTTAACCAAGGCAAAAGCTAATAATTCAATTAATGAAATAGTTATAGGACACGATCTCATAGGTAACGGCTCTAACACTATAACTTTAGGTAATGCAGATAATGAGGAAACTCATTTAACAGGGGTTGTAGTATTAGAAGGATATGCATTTTCTAACCTGCCTGCAAGTCCTGTAGTAGGTATGAGAACTTATATAACTGATTCAGCATTTCCCACTTATTATACAAATGCAGCGGGAGGAGGAAATTATAAAGCGCCGGTGTTTTATGACGGCAGTAATTGGTTATGGGCATAAAATAATATAAAAATAAACTAATGAGTATAATAACTACATACCCACGAATTTCAAGTGTGTCCGGTGAGGACCTACTAATAATTGCTGATATGAGTGTTTTGGGTACACCTACACGCACAGTAAAAGTTAGTCAGCTAGTCGGAAGCGGAGGCGGAGGCACTGGAACAGTGTTAGAAGTAAACGGTGGCAATAGCAATTTCATTAATATAACTGGGGGGCCTATTACAGTATCAGGTACTCTTACCGCGACTTTAAGTGCTGAAGGAACACCAGGCCCATCAACATATCTAAGAGGGGATAATCAATGGGCAACTATACCGGGAGGTGGAAGCGGCACCGTAACGAGTGTATCCTATTCAACTAACATAGCGGCATTTACGGCTAGTGTAGCAGATGCAACTAGCACACCTTCTTTGACACTAAATTTAAACGGAGGAAGTACAGGACAATTTTTAAGACAAGACGGCACGTGGGCTACAGTGCCAGGAGGCAATGTAGGAACGGTAACCGAAGTGGGGATATCTAGTAACTATTTAACAATAGGTAACACACCTATTACATCGAATGGCACTATATCAGTAAATGTACCTGTACAATCTAATTTAACTCCGGGAGCTTACACTAATGCTAATATTACCGTAGATGACTACGGATTTGTAACAAATGTTGCGAATGGTAGTTCAGGTAGTGGCGGAACAGTTACGTCTGTTACCGGAAATGACGGTATAGTTATGACAGGATCGGCTACAGACCCTGTGGTAAATGTAGACTATTTAGGAACTGATAATTATATACTTACAGCAGCTAATCCGGATCCTTTAATTCCCGTGAGTAGAGATTCAAGTATGAATTTCAGTACGGAGCGTATCACAAAGCAAATTTATCATACTACATTAGCAGATATAGTAGATACAGGTAATGGCTATAAGATGACGGCGTTTAGACTAAATGTAGCCTCTGCTGGATCAACACCTACAATAACAATGATAAATAATAATATAGGTGGTACCTGGTCGATTACTAGAACAGGAGTGGGAGAGTATAATATTACAAATTCTAATGGGAGTATTTTTACAGATAATACAATAGGCTATATAAATAACCCAAACATAACAGGAACAGTGGGAGCAACTACCAATGTATTCCCGCAGGCTACTAACATACGGCGCAAAGCGGCTACTTTAATTTCTATCGAATGCTTTGAGGTAGGAACTACTACAGGCAACAGAGGTACTTCAGCTGACCTAGGAACAGCAAATCCTATATATGTAGAAATAAAAATTTACGATTAAAAAAAATAAAAAAATAATAAAAAATAAACAATGGGACAATACGCAAATCAACCAGATTTTGGAACTATAGCGGTAGCGGTAGCAGCTAGCGACACAATAAGCAATGCAACTAACATAGATAGCTCCTGCTTGTTCATTGGAACAGGTGGTGATGTAAAAGTAATACTATCAGGAGTAACCGGAGCGGGTGGCTCAGGAAGACCTACTGCAGCACAAGCTGTGGTTTTCAAAGGTTTGCCGGCGGGGTCTTTTTTACCAGTTATAGTAGATTACGTACTAGCTACTGGAACAACTGCTGCTGATTTAATAGCTGTTAAGTAATGGGTGGACAATCTATAGGCAACGGTATATGGTGGCCTTCTAACTATGGCGGTGGTGGTGGCCCGTTTATTATAGCAGAGAATGGCGACTTCATATTATCTGAAGCGGGAGATAACTTAACCCCCGAAAATTAAAAATATAAAATAATAAACAATGGCAAATATAAAATTTTCAGAATTTACTGAGGCAACTGCAATAGGAGACATAGCTTTTGTTGTAGGATATGATGGATCAACTAATAAAAGAATACTAGCAACCGATCTACTGGGGGATTATCTTCCCTTAGCTGGAGGCGCAATGACTGGTGATACACTCCACGGAGATAACGTAAAAAGCCGGTACAACGGCATGCAAATTTTTAATAATGGAACTGACAACTTTCTTCATTGCATAACTGGTAATCTTGAGTTTAGAAATTTTGAAAACGGAAAAGATATTACCTTTTTTGCAAATTACAATAATTCTGTTAAGGAATTTATGAGAATTGACGCTAGCGCGAATAGAATCCTCATTAAAGAAGATACAAATTTTATAGGAGGAACCAAAGCTTTGTTTAATGATAACCTTCGAATTTATAGTTCTGGCAATGACTCTTATATTAGAGAAAGCGACCTTAATGGCGTTTTATACATTCAGGCAGGAGCTGACTTAAAGCTTCAGAGCGTTTCAAATCCCGCTGAAGATTATATAGTTTGCAATCAAGATTCTTCAGTAGAATTATATTACGACAACGTTAAAAAACTTGAAACTACTAGTACTGGGGTAAATATAACCGGTGAAGTAAGAGTTACAGGAGCATATTACGACTCGAGTAATTCGGCTGGAACTGATGGGCAAGTCTTAAGCTCTACAGGAACTGGCACTACTACTGCTTGGGTAGACGCAGGTGGTGGTGGTGGTGCTACTGAATTAAACGATTTAACAGATTGTTTCGTTGGCTCAACCTCAGACGCAGGGTCATCGTTAGTAAACGTGCCTGCTGGAGGTGTAGGCGGACGTAGTACCATAATAGGAAAAAACGCGGGGAATGCTTCTACGTCATCATTAATAGACGCGATTATTATAGGGAATCGGGCAGGCTATAATCAAGCAGGAACTTTTGGGGCTACATTTATTGGTTCATACGCTGGGTATAATCAAACAAGTACTTCTGCTTTTGCTAATATCTTTATTGGTGAAAAAGCAGGATATGGGGCAGCTAATTCTACATCAAGAAATAATGTTGGAATAGGAAAAGATACCTTATTAGCTATAACAAGTGGTCAAAAAAATATAACTATGGGTTATAGAACTATGCGTTTTCTTACAACAGGCGGTTCAAATATAGGTATTGGGGTTGAAGCAGGCGAGGGTATTACTACTTCGTACAATAATGTTTGTATTGGACAAGAAACCTTAGAAAACAGTAATAGTAGTAGTTGTGTTGCTATTGGGCATCAAGCTATGGACACATCTTCCGCTGTCGGTGGTTTCTGCGTAGCTGTAGGCTATCAAGCAGGAAGAAACTTTGTTACACAACAGGGGCTAATCGCTATGGGGTATCAAGCATCTTATTCTCATACATCAGGTGCTGATTGTGTCACTATAGGTCGATCTGCGGGATATAGTAATACTACGGGGCAACACAGGGCAATTCTAGGAGCTTTTGCAGCACAATATAATACAGGTAGCGGAAATACAGCAATGGGTTATAATGCTTTAAAGGGACCATCCAGTGGAACTGTAAACGGAGGTTATAATGTTGCTATTGGCCGTAATGCCATGGATGTATTAACTACGGGTAGTTTTAATACTGCTATAGGTAACGATTCAGCGGAAAATCTTCAAAGTGGATTTTTTAACACGTATTTAGGTAGGGATTCTGGTACTGGGCATGTAAATGGAACTAATTGCACTTTTGTAGGAAACGATTCCGCTCCAAGTACCTCCGGCGCAAGTAATGAAATAGTATTAGGTAATGCTTCTATTTCTGCTTTAAGATGTCAAGTAACATCAATTACAGCACTTTCAGACAGAAGAGATAAAACAAAAATAGAAGACTCTAATTATGGTTTAAATGTAATAGATAGACTTAAACCGGTTACTTTTGATTGGAATACAAGAGATGGTGCTAAAGTAGGCGTTAAAGATTTAGGATTTATAGCACAAGATTTACAAGAAGTAGATGATGAAAATTTAAAATTGGTATATGATACAAACCCAGAAAAGTTAGAAGCATCTTATGGTAGATTAATACCAGTTTTAGTTAAAGCAATACAAGAATTAAAAGCAGAAATAGAAATATTAAAATCTTAAATATGAAACGTAATACAGTAACAGAAGAAAAAGGATACAATGAAAGTGACATATTAAATATACAAACTCAATTGCCCACTCAGTTACAAGAAATTTCTGATGTTGCTTTTGAGAGTAAGGTGTATTTAGAAATTCAAGAACATTTTTTGTTTGTTTTAGCAAATGATTTTTACAAAGATGAATTAACAGCTGAACAAATAACTGAAATGGAAAGTTACTTACCTGAAAATTATCAGGAAATATTTTACACGGACTAGTTATATAAGCTACTAAACTGTAGCTTTATAAAATTACGCGTAATTATATAATAAAATCTAATTTAATGAATCAAATAGTAAAAGAATTTCACTTCGGAACTGAGGGGAAAGAAAAGCTGTTTAAAGGTATTGATACTTTGGCAGGAGCCGTAGCTTCTACATTAGGGGCAGGTGGAGAAACAGTAATTTTTGAAGATAATGCTGGAGTACCTGTAATAACAAAAGACGGTGTAACAGTTGCTAACTTGTGTATCATGGAAGATCCTGTAGAGAATATGGGTGCATCTATGGTTAAGCAAGCAGCACAAAGAACAGTGCAAGATGCAGGAGACGGGACAACTACCGCTACGGTATTAACACATTCTTTATTGCATGCTTTAGTTGACAACAAAGATATAAACAAAAGAGAAGTAGCAGAAGCTATAAATACAGTAGTAGATAAGGTTACTAAGTATTTAGATAAGGTAAGTAAAGTGGTTGACGATTCAATGATTGAAGAAGTGGCCACTATATCTACTAATAATGACGTTGAGCTAGGTAAGTTGATTGCTGATGCTTATAGAGCAGTTGATTTGACAGGTATAGTTATGATGGAAACATCAAAGACTGGTGAAACAGGTCTAGAGGTTGTTGAGGGAGTTCAGTATGACAAAGGATTTATCAATAACCATTTTGTAAACAATCAAACAAATAATTCTTGCGAACAAGAAAACCCTTTAATACTTCTGATCGATTCTCAAGTAGATACAGTAAGACAAATACAAACTGTACTCGAGCACGTTATAAAAAACAAAAGATCATTCCTAATCATAGGGGACGTCGACCCGAAAGTGGCAGCGACTTTAGCTATGAACAAGAATAAGGGTAATATTGATATTAACATCGTTCCAGCACCTACACATGGTGTAAATAGAAAAGAGATGTTTGATGATTTAGCATTATTAACAGGTGCAACAGTTATAAGTGAAAACTTAGGAGACGATTTAGATTTAATTGATCTTGATCATTTAGGCACTTGCACAAAAGCTACTTCGACATTTGCGGATACAGTTATACAAATTAATAACGATGCCGCCGAACGAGTTACAGAAATCGTAAGAAACTTAAAAGAAAAGCTAAGTAACGAAACAAATCCTAACAGAGTAGTTAAGATTGAAAAAAGACTAGCTATATTATCCGCTAAGGTTGCAATAGTGCAAGTTGGCGGTAATTCAGATATAGAATTAAAAGAAAAAAGAGATCGTGTAGAAGATGCAATATGTGCAACCAAAGCAGCGATTAAAGAAGGTGTTGTTGCAGGTGGAGGTGTTGCATTAGCTCAAGCTACTGTAAAGATTAAAACTAAGACACAAGCCGAAAGAATTGTTATGGAAGCGCTTATTGCTCCTTACAGAATTATATTACAGAATGCAGGGCTATTAGTTGATATTGTAGATCGTAAAGATTGGGGTATTGATGCAAGAACAGGTAAAGCAGTAAATATGTTTAAAGCTGGTATTATAGATCCAGTGCTTGTTACAAAGTCAGCATTAAGAAATGCAGCGTCAGTGGCTTCAACTATATTGTCTACTAACTGCATAATGTCTAATCTAAGAGCGTAATATGAAAGCAATAGGATATAACATATTAATCAATAAAGAAAAAGAAGGTATTAAAGCTACTAAAGGCGGCCTGTTACTTTCAGAGAGTCAAAGGCAAGATATAAGATACGTTAAAGCAAAGATACAATCAGTTGGTGATCTTTGTGCAGGTTTAAACGCAGGAGATGAAGTTTATTACGATAGGCACGCAGGTCACAGGATAGAAGTTGACGGTGATGATTATCAAGTTATCAAGATGCAAGATGTAGTATTTGTTTTATGAGAAAACTAACCGGGCAAGATTTAAGAGAGCTAGGTTTACTAAAACATTACAGAGTTGTACGCAGATGGGCTTGCAAAAATAATGATCTTACTAGTTCAGATATTGAACTACTTATTTATTTTGATTGTATAGGAGAGTTTAAACGAACAGATTTTGAAGAAGGTACGCTAACATATAGTTGGGACAATCGGAGATGGAATAAGCTAGTTAAAAACGGTTGGGTGAAGATCTGGCGTAAAGCAAATAATGGAGATAAACAGTATAGTTTATATAAAATTAGTCATAAAGCAAATTGTTTGATACAACAAATGTATCGTATAATGCTTGGAGAAGAAGACATTCCAATGTCTATTAGACGTAACAAAGTAATGAAAAAAGAATCATACTCAGACAAATTAGATGCTAGAGCTATGAAATTAGTTAATAAAGATAAAACAAGATAATTATGAGTTGGGCAATGGCAGCCGGAGCAGGCATAGCGGGTAAATTAGCTAGAAAATCCCAGACAGGATATCAAGATTCAAGTACCAATAACGCGGTAGGACCGGCAATTCCTCAGGCAATGCAAAATTTTATGGGTGTAGGAATGCAGCGTCTTAATGATAAAATAATGGCAGATCGTCAAACCCAAGCACAACGAGCAGCCGCTAACGCAGGAACCGCTTCGGGCAATAGCATTGCGGGAGCAGTAGCCGGAGTTGGGGGAGTAGGTATAATGGGTAATACAAATAGAGGTTACGCGCGATCTACAGGGGGTAGCCAATACATGCCAGGTATGGAACAAAGAACTGCTATTGGAATGAATGGATCAAGAGGTTTTAGAAGAAGACAAGAGGTTCAAGCGACTCCTGAAAAAGTATATGAAACACAAGAATTTGCGGGTAGCGATTTTCAAAGCCAAACAGGCTACGCTACACCACCACCCCCAGGTTTTGAACACAATATGACACCGGCTCATGCAGCTCAAAGAGCGATGGGTATAGCTAGGGGATGGGATAAAGAAAAAGCTGCTGCGCAAGGAGTAGTTATATAATAATAAAATAATAGATATGAAAAACGGAAACACAGGAGCATCAGCATTATGGGACGGGCCATTAAATATGGAAGGTAGACCAACCGCTAAAGGCAATTCGCGTAATCACATGGAAATATCAAAAGCTCATTGCGGCTGCGGTATGGAACCAGGTAAACCTATTACTCAGTGTGCTAAAGAGGGTTATTAATGAAGTTAACCAATAACTTTAATAAATCAGAATTTGAATGTAAATGCGGTTGTGAGATGCCTGCCGATGTACTTATAGAAGTAACTAAGCTAGCTAGTCAATTACAATATATTAGGGATTTTGTAAGAAAGCCTATTAAATTAACAAACGCATACAGATGTCCTGAGCACAATAAAGAGGTTGGTGGGGTTTCAAACTCTCAGCATATTTTAGGTAAAGCTGCTGATATTCAAATAAACGATTTAGATCCATCTGAGGTTTACAAAACCATAGATAACTTAACTGAGCACGGACATATATTACAAGGAGGTCTCGGCAAGTATAACACATTTACTCACTACGATATAAGAAAGACTAGAGCCCGTTGGGATAAAACATTAGAATGATGGCTACAAAAAAATTTAAAGTACATAAGATGTACAAAGGTAAAGTTATAAAAACAGCTAAAACTATGGCTCAACATAACGCACTAAAAAAACAGGGGTACACGCATACTAAACCTAAAAAGAAAAAGTAATGGCAGTTAAGAAAAAAGCAGCACCTAAGAAAAGAGGTAAGGCACCTTCGCGTAAGAAATCAAAAGGAAACTACGCAAAAGTAAAAAAGGGAAAGGGTACAGGTAAGAAAGCCGGTGGAGGAATGACCGCCAAAGGAGTTGCCAAGTACCGCAAAGATAATCCCGGTAGTAAATTAAAAACTGCAGTGACTACACCCCCTTCAAAATTAAAAAAAGGCAGTAAAGCTGCTAAGAGACGTAAATCATTTTGTGCAAGATCTAAAGGTTGGTCATCAGAAAGAGGATTAGCTGCGCGAAGAAAATGGAATTGTTAGAATGGGAAGTAAAAAGAAAACAAATAAAGACGCTTGTTATTACAAAATAAAGGGTAGCTATAAGGTATTTCCTTCTGCTTACGCAAGTGGGGCTATTGCAAAGTGTCGTAAGAAAAGAGGCAAGAAGTAATGGCTGTTCGTAAAACAAAAAAAGGTGCTTCATTAAAAAGATGGTTTAAAGAAAAATGGACTGACGAAAAAGGTAATGTTTGCGGTTCTACTAAAAACAAAAAAACCAAAAAGTGCAGGCCTTCTAAAAGAGTGAGTTCAAAAACTCCAAAAACCTGGAAAGAAATGTCTCCGGCTGAAAAGAAAAAAGCTGTAGCGGAAAAGAAAAGAACAGGCATGGGTAAAAGAACTTCGTCTCTAAAAAGAAAAAAGAAATGAGTAAGAATCCAAATGCTAAAAAAAACGGAGGTGAAGGAACGGCTGTAGGAAAAGCATTAAGATTCTTAGCCGCTCAAGGAAAAAAGTTTGCACCAGAACTGCTAGATATGGCAGGATCATTAACTGGTGTTGAAGCATTAAGTAAATTAGGAGACGCAATTAAAGGCGATCCTGGATTATCTGAATTAGATAAAAGAATATTACTCGCTGAGCTGGAAACAGATGCAGTAAGAGAACAAGAGATAACTAAACGTTGGGAAGCAGATTTGCATTCAGATAGTTGGTTATCAAAAAACGTACGACCATTAACATTGTCATTTTTATTAGTAAGTATGTTTCTGTTCGTTATATTAGATAGCACTTCATCAATACCGTTTAACATAGATCCGGAATGGATCGATCTTCTTAAAGCACTTATGATAACCGCTGTTGGTGGTTACTTTGTTGTGAGATCAGGAGAAAAAATAACAAACAAATTAAAAAAATAATTATGGGATACAAAAGCACCAACAAAAAAGTTACTGCTAAAACAAAAGCTCGAACCGCGACTAGAAATAAGCAAACATATACTCCAGGTAAAAGATCTAAAAAATAACAAACAAACTAAAAAAATAATTATGGCACTATACGGAGATAACCCGACTGACCCAGTAAAAAAAGTTACAAGAGGAAAAACAAAAACCACAACTTCAACAAGAAGAGGGGAAATAAGACCAGGAATACCAGGTACTTTCACAGATACTACATCTAATACCCCTGTTACTACAGAAACAACAAACCCAAAAGGAAGCAAAAGATTCAATGCTGCTTTCGCAGAAGCAACGTCAAAAAACTTAAGTGAGTTTGATTTTGACGGCAAGCCGTATACTACTGAAAAGGGCAACAGCAGTACGAGGAATGAGTCTTCTATGACTTCTACATTTAAAGCAGATAAAGTACAAGGTGTACCTCAATTAAATCCGTCAGGCATTAAATTCTCACCGCAATCGTATAAAATGGGTAAGACTCAAGATATCCAACGCCCTGGAGAAGACGCTATGCACGTTATGAAGGTCGGACGAAATAGTCCCAAGGGTGGAACTAGAGACTATCACTTGGTAACACCAAGGGGTGATGGCCCAGGTTATTTTCAAGGTAAACAAGCAATTACTCAAGATTATAGAACGATGACTTTGAAACAAAAGGAAGGTCTAGTTAAAAATGTGAATCTTCACAACAAACTTTTAAATGATAAATACAGCCCAGAAAATATCACTAAAACTATTCAATCTCGTCAAGAGCCAACAAACGATCCAAGAGTTCTCGAAAGGCGTAAAAAACATTTACAAACACAAATTGCAAAAGGGCAAATGCTAATAGAGGGCAACAAAGCATTTTACAAAACTCCGGAATAAATATTAACAATTATTAACAATTAAATTAAATTAAATTATGGCAAAAGCTAAAAAGATTACAAAGAAAGAATTAACTGAAATCAATGAACAACAAAATTCAATGAGTCAACTACTTATTGCGATTGGCGCTTTAGAAGCACAAAAAAGTTCAGCTATACTACAGTTAAGACAGCTAGAGCAAGCCTTAGAGGCTAGCAAACTTAAAATTGAAGAGACTTATGGTCCGGTCAATATAGATCTTAAAACAGGTGAATATACTGTTATTGAGAAAAAGCCTGAACTGGAGACTGTGTAATAATGAATATTATAAGGAAAATAAGTATCGGGGCTGACTATAAGAACGAAGCAATGCATTACTCTGTTAATCAGAAAGTTTACGGCGGCCACGAAATTTCTCATATAATCTTTGAAGAAACCGATAAGTCTTATAATATATTCATAACAAAAAACAACGAGAGCATGCCATGGAAGAAATTTAATTCTAACATGGCTATCTCCGTTGAGTATGACTTAGAGTACTAATGAGAAGCATATACGATTTTATCGTTGAGCCTCTCGGCGAAAGATATGATAATACAGCGAAGGTTGGTGAAGTGAACCTTATAACAAACACTTCTATAGAGAGTTGGAAACACGTAAACAAGTATGCAAGAGTCTTAGAGACTCCAGTTGGCATTCACACACCTATAAAGGAAGGTGATACTATAGTCGTGCATCAGAACGTGTTTCGTACTTTTTATGATATGAAGGGAAAAAAGAAGAACTCACGTTCATTCTTAGAAGATAATAAGTTTTTATGTGCGGTAGATCAAATATATTTATACAAAACGCACGGACCTTGGAAGGCATTAGGCGATAGATGTTTTGTAGCTCCAATTGTCAATACAGACGATTTTAGCTTAGATAAAACAGAAGCCCTTGTTGGAATACTCAAAATAGATAATAGCTCCTTAAACGAGCTTAAAATGAGTACAGGCGATACAGTAGGATTTACACCAAACAGCGAATGGGAATTTGTTGTTGATAATCAGCTAATGTATTGCATGAGGACAAAAGATATTGTAATTAAATATGAACACAAACAAAACCAAAAAGAGTATAATAGAAGCTGGGCGAGCGGCCGTTGAAGAACTAATTAAGGTGGCAAAAGAAAAGATCGTAGACTCTGGAGAAGATATTACTGCAGACAGACTTAAGAATGCTGCCGCTACAAAAAAGTTAGCAATTTTTGATGCATTTGAGATTTTATCAAGAATAGATGAAGAAGAAAATTTATTAGAGTTAGAAGCTAAAGGCCCAAACAAAAAGCAATTTAAAGGTTTTGCAGAAGGGAGATCCAAGTAATGGCATACGAACAAACACTATATAGAGTAGTCAAAGACCACATCAAGCCCGCTATTATAAAGAAAAAAAACCGCTATGCTAAATGGGATTATGGTTACAACGCAGATTATGATGTTGTTGTAATTAGCAAAACAGGCAAAATTGGGGAAATATACGAAATTGGCGATGTAATGATTGCATTACCTAAAGTAGATAATCCCGTAGCTTTAAGCAATAACAAGTGGCAAGCTATTGAATATCCTAAAGAATTAAAAAAAATTAAGAGTGTACAAGAATGGAACTCTTACCCTAATACTTTTAAAGAACAATGGCATCCATATATAGATGAAGAGTTTAACAGACGTGAAGAGGGTTTTTGGTTTATCAATAAAGATAAGCCTACTTACATTACTGGTACTCATTACATGTACCTGCAGTGGAGTAAGATCGATGTTGGTCTTCCCAACTTTAGAGAATCAAACCGATTATTCTATATATTTTGGGAGGCTTGCAAGGCAGATAAAAGATCGTACGGTATATGTTACCTTAAAAATAGACGTTCTGGATTTTCATTCATGTCGTCGGGAGAAACAGTTAATTCGGCTACGATATCTTCAGACTCTAGATTCGGTATATTATCTAAATCAGGGGCTGATGCCAAAAAAATGTTTACAGATAAAGTTGTTCCCATATCGGTAAATTATCCGTTTTTTTTTAAGCCAATACAAGACGGTATGGATCGTCCAAAAACGGAGCTAGCATATCGAGTACCTGCTTCTAAATTTACTAGGCGAAAATTAGAAGATAATCAAATGGTTCAAGAACTAGATGGATTAGATACAACTATTGACTGGAAAAATACGGGTGATAATAGTTACGATGGTGAAAAATTAAAATTACTAGTACACGACGAATCCGGTAAGTGGGAAAAACCGTCCAATATACTTAATAACTGGAGAGTTACTAAAACATGCTTACGGCTAGGTAGTAGAATTGTAGGTAAGTGTATGATGGGATCAACTTCAAACGCTTTAGATAAAGGTGGAGCAAACTTTAAAAAGATATACGAGGGGTCGGATGCGTCAAAAAGAAATAAGAATGGTCAAACTAAAACAGGTCTATACAAATTGTTTATTCCTATGGAATGGAATTATGAGGGTTTTATTGATCAGTACGGCTATCCTGTGTTTGATACTCCAACAAAAGAAACGTTAGATCCTCAAGGTAATTTAATTACAGAAGGTGTTATACAACACTGGGAAAATGAAGTTGAAGGATTAAAAGATGACGCGGACGCTTTAAACGAATATTACAGACAATTTCCTCGTACAGAACAGCACGCTTTTAGAGATGAAGCTAAACAATCTATTTTTAATCTAACAAAAATATATCAGCAAATTGATTTTAACGAAGAGTTAAACAATAAGCAAATGGTGACCACTGGAAGTTTTCAATGGGAAGGCGGAATCAAAGACACAAGAGTTATATTCTATCCAAATAAAAACGGTAGATTTAAAATATCTTGGATACCAGAACAATCACTTCAAAACAACATAATATTAAAACGTGGCAATAAATATCCCGGAAATGAACATATAGGTGCTTTTGGCTGTGATAGTTATGACATTAGTGGTACTGTTGGTGGTGGCGGAAGTAACGGAGCATTATCTGGATTGACTAAGTTTTCAATGAGTGATGCACCTCCGAACCATTTCTTTCTTGAATATATTGCAAGACCTTCAACAGCAGAAATGTTTTTTGAAGATGTATTGATGGCTATTGTATTTTACGGTATGCCAATATTATGTGAGAATAACAAGCCCAGATTGCTTTATTATTTAAAGCGTCGTGGTTATAGAGGCTATTCGATGAATAGACCTGATAAAAATATAAATAAGTTATCTGTATCTGAAAAAGAAGTTGGAGGCATACCTAATTCAAGTGAAGATGTAAAGCAAGCGCACGCAGCTGCAATTGAAACTTATATAGAAGATTTTGTAGGCGAGAAAGAAGACGGGTATGGGGATATGTATTTTCAGCGTACACTAGAAGACTGGGCTAAGTTTGATATAAATAATAGAACAAAGTTTGATGCATCTATTAGTACAGGCTTAGCACTTATGGCTTGCAATAAACATAGGTATAGGCCAACAAACGAAACGAAAAGAAAGTCTTTTGACTTAGGATTTAAAAAATACAATAACAAGGGGAATTTTTCCAAAATAATTAAGTAGATGAAAATAAGCACAAGCTATAATAGTTCGTTTCCGGATCAGGTGGTACCAGATGAAGAAAAAGCAACTGTTGAATATGGTTTAAAAGTTTCTAGGGCTATTGAGCAAGAATGGTTTTCATTCGGAGGTAGCACTTCAAATAGATTTAATTTAAACTACAAGACCTTTAACATGCTAAGATTATACGCCCGGGGTGAACAGCCTATGGATAAGTATAAAAATGAATTAGCAGTTAATGGTGATTTGTCTTATATGAATATAGACTGGACTCCAGTTCCAGTATTAACTAAATTTTCTAATATTGTTTGCAACGGTATATCACAAAAAGAGTTTGATCTTAACGCTTATGCTCAGGATCCAGAATCTATAGCTAAAAGAACAAGACAACAGGAAGCTATATTGTATGATATGACAATGCAACAAGATATTGCTGTAGCTGCTCAAGTGTTTGGAAAAGATATATCTAAGTCAGGTATGGACGATCAGCAATTGCCTGATACTCCCGAAGAGCTAGAGTTATTCATGCAGTTAAAACCTAAAATGGCTATTGAAATAGCTGAAGAGGAGGCTATAAATACTGTTTTGGATCAAAACAAATTTGAAAATATAAAAGAAAGAGTTGATCAAGATCTTGTTAATATAGGTATTGGTATAACTAAAACATCATTTAATAAGTCAGAAGGTTTAGTAGTTGACTATGTAGACCCTGCAAAATGCGTTTGGTCATATACAGAAGATCCCTATTTTAGCGATTTATATTATTTCGGTGAAGTAAAACAAATAACACTATCAGAACTTAAAAAAGAGTTTCCTAATATAAGCGATAGCGATTTAGAAAAAATACAATCGAGCCCAATTAACGGATCTAACGTTACAGGGTTTATGAATAATAATAGAGATACGGTTCAAGTATTATATTTTGAATATAAAACTTTTATGAATCAAGTATTTAAAATCAAAAGAACAGATACAGGTTTAGAAAAAGCTATTGAAAAAACGGATGAATTTAATCCTCCGCCAAACGATAACTTCGAAAGAGTATCAAGAACGATAGAGGTATTATACCAGGGAGCTAAAATAATGAACACCGATATAATGCTTAGATGGGAGTTAGCTGAAAACATGACTCGCCCTATGGCAGATACAACCAAAGTTGTAATGAGTTATGCAGCAGCAGCACCTAGAATGTATAAAGGTAAAATACAATCACTTATAAGTAAGTGTATAGGCTTTGCCGATATCATTAACTTAACAAATTTAAAGTTACAACAAGTATTATCTAAGATGGTACCAGATGGGGTGTACTTAGACGTAGATGGTTTAGCAGAAGTTGATTTAGGTAACGGTACAACATACAACCCAGCAGAAGCACTTAATATGTACTTCCAAACAGGTTCGGTTGTAGGTAGATCACTTACACAAGAAGGCGACATGAATAGAGGTAAAATACCTATTCAGGAATTACAAACTGGGAGCGGATCAAGTAAAATACAATCTTTAATTGCAGCATACAATTATAACTTGCAAATGATTAGAGATGTAACAGGACTCAACGAAGCTCGTGATGGTAGTCAGCCAGATGCTAATGCTTTAGTAGGATTACAAAAGATAGCGGCTAACGCATCTAATACTGCTACAAACCATATATTAAAAGCATCTTTATTTTTAACGTTAAGAACTGCAGAGATAATCTCTTTAAAGTTAACAGATGTAATAGCTAATCCATTAACTGAAAATTCCCTTAAGAATTCGATATCAGCATTAAACGTTAATACGTTGAGGGAGTTAGCAAATTCAAATTTATATGATTTTGGCATAATGTTAGAGTTAGAACCCGATGATGAAGAAAAAGCTGAATTAACAAACAATATTAATACATCGTTGCAGCAAGGGGGTATAGATATTGAAGATGCAATTGATATTAGAAATATCAAGAACATACAGCTAGCTAATCAAATGCTAAAATTAAAGCGTCAGAAAAAACAGCAAGCAGCACAGCAAGCTCAAGCTGCTCAAGCGCAAGCACAAGCACAAGCAAACGCTCAGGCTCAAGAACAGATTGCAATGCAGGAAGTTCAAAAGCAACAAGCACTGACAGCTGAGAAAATAGCAATAGAAAAAGCTAAAGCTGATTTTGAAATACAAAGAATGCAAATGGAAGCTCAAATGAAAGAAATGCTTATGGCAAAGGAGTTTGAGTATAATATGCAATTAGCACAAGGTAAAGGAGTTGCTGAAGATAAAAAGCAAGCTCAAGCCGAAGACAGAAAAGATCAGAGAACAAAAATACAAGCTACTCAACAAAGCAAAATGATTAAACAAAGAGAAACAGGTGGACAACCTCAAGACTTTGAATCACAAGGCAATGATAATATGAGTGGGTTTGGATTAAGTTCATTTGATGTTGACTAGAATTATTTAAACAATTATATATTATTTTATGGAAAAAACAGAAGGAACTTTTAAGATCCAAAGTAAAAAAAAGCCAGAGGTCGTAAAGACAGACGAGCAAAAGCGGGCGGCTATTAAAGAGCCATTAATTGATACTAGTGCAGATATACCTAAGGTTACGCTAAAGAAAAAAAGCGCAGAACCAGATATAGCTAAAGTGGTTATACCTTCAGAGCCTGCAGAGGCTGTTGAAGAAGTTGTAGAGGAAACACCTACATTAACGGAAGTTACTAAAGAAGAGGTTGCTGTAGAAACACCCGTAGCTGAAATTGCTCCAATACAGCCAACATTACCTGAAAATATTGAGAAGTTAGTTAACTTCATGCAGGATACAGGAGGAGATATACAGGACTATGTAAGATTAAACACAAATTACGACGATGTTGATAAAAGCGTCCTCGTAAAAGAATATTATAAAAACACTAAGCCTCATCTTAGTT